CTTTATCAATATGCCCATCTCTAGTATTGTCTATGGGTTTTATTTTAGAAGTTTTATTTTCTACTTCAACAATATCACTCGTTGTATTGAGTGCATTATCTATCGATTCATAATTGTTGGACATAACTATTAAATATCAGTTTGTTGGGTTGGACTGTATTGTTTGGAATCTGTAAAATCTTCCCACAACTCCGTGAATCCGAAGTCATCTCCAGGTTCAGCATCAATCGGATCTGGGACGACAGTATATCTCATTTCACGTTTAGCAGTTTGGGTGTTTGTATCAGCATACAAATCAGTCTGAACCTTACGGATAAGACCATCTGAGGAATCTGCAATAGGACCAAACATATAAGTCTTTGCAGTAAATCTCAGAGTGTAGATAAGTGCTCTTCTTGTATTGAAATCTCCTTCATAGTCATCTTGAAAATCAATATTATCAAGTTCTATAGGAATATCTCTTTTTTCTCCGATAGAATCAATCAAATCGATTGTTAAATTAAAAGATGGTTGAAAAAATGGTAATATTTGTTCTATTATTTGCAGTGCATCATCATTTAATTTACTGAAAATATTTAATTCAAATGTAATGTTATAAGGAACGGGCATATATACCTTTTTTACGTTTCCTTCATCATCACAAGCTTTAAATGTTTGAGTAATTCCAGTTTTTCTTGTTGGATCATATTGTATTCCAATCATCTCAAATGACATTCTTGGAAGCGTAATAGCAACAGATTTTGCTAATTCTGCCTGCTGTTGTATTTTTGCTAAAAATTTCTGAGAAGGACCATAAGAAAGTCCCACTTTTGTTTCGTCAACAATTGATCCATCCTTATTCAGATGCCTAATATGAACATTGTTAAATAGAGTTCCAAATCCTACAATTGTTTTTCTTATAATCTCGTGATAAAAATAAGTTCCTAACATTAATATTCTCCAAAGGGATTAGTTTCAGTAAAATCTAATATATTATCTGCTTCTATTTCAATTTCTTCATTTGTATCATAAGATTCCTCAAAACTATTTAAATCGTGATTTTTGACCATATATCTTGCAGATGAAGATGATCCAACTACTGTTTCACCAGCATAGAATTTACCTGTATTTAGATACACTTGAAGATCGATAATAATAGGTTGATTAAGAGCATTAAATGTAGTGTTAAAGTCTTTAACTCTTGCAGTAACTCCAGAACTTTGTCCTACTACCTCTTCATTATACACAAAAGTTCCAATTCCAATTGTAGAAACTCCAGCAATAGTTATGGTAGGTGCTTCTGTATATCCTATTCCAGCATTTAAAAGTCTAATAGATGATAATTTACCATCGGAATTGATTGTGGATACTGCACTTGCTCCAGATCCACCTCCACCAGAAATAGTTACGTCTGGTGGTATTACATATCCAGATCCTTGATTCTGAATACTAATAGATTTAATGCTAAACTGAGTTCCTCCAATAGAACATGTTGCAGCAGCTCCTGTTCCACCTCCACCAGAAATAGTAATTGTCGGTGCTTCTACATATCCAGATCCACCATCAATAATTTCAATTCTTTGAATTGATCTCACATTCGCAACACTGGTAGTAATTGCAACTGCCGTAGCAGTAAAACCACCAGACAAAATATTTGGTGGATCGGAAAAAGTCACCGTTGGTGTAGAAGTATATCCAGATCCATCATTATTCAATGTGATTGTATTTACAGAACTATTTGATATTGTGGCAGTTGCAGATGCTGTATTTGCAAACGGTGCTAAAGATAGTGTTGTAATATATCCTTCATCCTCTGTTGCAGAATCAACTTCCTCTACAGTAGTATTAATTTCTTCGTTTTCATATTCATAAAGTTCACATTGCAATTCATAAATGTAATTTCTGCCCAGTTGATAAAATGGTTTTTCAAATTCAACTCTTTTGACCTCAAATAATCTTTCACCCAGAGGAAAATAAATCAAATCTCCTTCCGATGGTCTTTCGATACTGTTTAAATCAAAAACATCATCATTTTTACCTTCTTTGACTCCAGAAATAATTCCTTCTAAAAATGGTGATATAAATTCCTCATATCTTTCCCTAGAAATAATTAAATTGACTTCATTTTTTAGTCTCAATCCAAATTTAGTCATGATATCACTACCTGGAGCATATCCATCATAATTATCCAAATATGCTTCAATCAAAAATGAATCATCAAATTTTGAAGACTGAATTTCTCTAATTATACTGTCCTCCTTTAATACTTTTCGAGGCAGATAATATACATCAACACCATATATTTTTAATTGCTCATTGATTAAATCTTGAACAAGAAATTGTTCATTAGTAGAACCTTGTAAGAAAAAAGGATTTAATGCCATTGTTTATTAACCTATAAAATCAAGAGGAGGCAATTCATACTCCATAGACATACGTTGCTTAATATCTTCCAATTCTCTTTCCGCATCATCATACATTTGTCTCCCATTAAGTTCAATTCCACCCGGAAGTTTGACACCATTAAACTTAATAAGATTTTGTCCCCACTGTCTTTTAATGAGAGAAGTCAAATATTTCTTCATAAAACTATCATTATAAATTTTGCTGAAATCTTCTGGATCCAGAGCTCTATAGCAGTCAATTACAAAGAAAGTATCTTTTGATTGAGACTTCCAATCAATATCTAAATACAATCTATTTTGCCTTTTATTAAATCTTACCTGCTTATCTGTGGTTAATAGAAAATCAATATCTTCCAAATATGATTTAGTCATTGCATACTGTAAAAGTTCTACAGAATTAAAGTAATATAAGTCATTTAAAAATAACTGATACTTAATACTAAACATCCCACCAGAAATAGAACTTGTATCAAATTTAAATATTTTTTCAATTCCTATAACAGAATCTGGAACTTGAATATAATTTGATGTCTCATAAAAACTAAATGTTGTTGCAGTTCCTACAATATTTGAAGTTCCTGTAGTAGTTACTATTCCAACCCCGTCAGTTCCACCTGCCTTTCCTCTATCCAAATCTTCTTGACTAACTTTATATTTCAAATACATCCTTTCGACACCATCATAATGCCTTTCATTAAAGTATTGAATAGCATCATCAACTAAATCATCAATTTGATCATCATCAACATTAATTTCTAGTACTGGTGCTCCAAGTCTCCTTAAGCAATAATCGACAAGTTCTTGTCTGGTACTTGGTTTTGCCATCAGAATACTCCTCCATCAATTACTGAAGTCCAGGTTGGAATTCCTACCGAATCTGTTGTCAATACAAAAAATGATTCTGTAATTGCATTTTCTGTACTAGCAGCACCAATTAATTTTCCTGTGTTATCGAAATATGCAATTCCATTTGGTCCATCATAATCATCTGGATCATAATATAAACCTTCAGTTACACTTACAAATCCAGTAATTGTAACGTCACTATTGATTTCAATATCACCAGCAAATGTTGAAGTATCTGATACATATAAATTGGTTGTTGTTACTAACCCAGAGAATCTACCATCTCTCCATCTCTGAGTAGTAATTCCAAGATCATAAGTATCATCACTATTTGGGACTAAATTAGATACAAACTCACCACCAACATTAATATCATCAGTTATAGAGTCACCAATTCCAATCGTTCCACCCCTAAAAGTGGCATTTCCAATAAATTCTGATGTTCCTTCAACTTTTAAGTTTCTACCAATAAAAGTATCGTTACCAACATACAAATCTCCACCAGTAGTTGTAATTCCACCAGCAGATGCAAGAGTTGTAATTCCTACAGATTTGAAAGTGGAATTTACAGTTAATGTATATAAAATATCAACATTTGAGTCAATATTTAAATCGGATAGAAAGGTAGATACTCCAGATACAACTAATCTTTCACCTACATTTAAGTTCTTTCCTACTCCTAATCCACCATTAACAACTAATGCACCAGTAGTGACAGAATCTGACTGCTCGGTATTCGTAAAAGTTACAATACCGGTTGCCACTAAAGTTGACGAATCAATAGTGTCCGTCATTACAAATTTTTCGGTGGTAAGATCCCAAACCAGGATCATGCCATCTCTAGTCTTTAGAGTACTATCAACGTCTACTAAATCAATTAATGTTGTAGGTGGTGCTGAAGCATTGGATAAAACTCTGATTACATTCTGAGATCCAATTCTATCGTTAATACTAGGCATTACCTGGTTACCCCTGCTCTTACTAGTGCTGCCCCTTCTACAGCTTTATACTCTCGACCATTATTTAAGATTTTTACATCATAAACATATCTTCCAGGTTTTAAACTAACACTTTGAGCAGCAGTTAATGATATTTGAATAATACCTAGCTCTGCATTTGTTATTGTTGAAGCAAATGAGACCGAAGTGGAAGCACCATAATGTTTTCTCAATTGCGCCTCAGTGGAAGCATCAATCAATTTCAACGGCGTATTAGTTCTAGTATCTGCTAACTGAAAGGACGTATCAAAATCGTATCCTTGTTCAATTACAATATTGGATACATAAACTGCCATTATTTTATTCTAATGTACCTAAAGATATTTATATTAATTGCCCAATCCACTATTTAGCACCTGCTTCAATAAAGATTTTATTTCTTCAATATCACGTTTCATATCATCCAACTCTTCTTTTTGAGATTTTTGAGACTCAATTCTTTTAATTCGTTGATTATAACCTAAAGTATCGTAATTGATGATGGCACCAGTATCCCCATCTCGATAAAGATGAGGATGATCTTTAACTTTAATTAATTTTGTCATTTCAATGCAAGAGTTCTAAGGTCTCTAATTATTGGATAGTTTGCCTGATCGCTAGAGGACATAACAACTTTAATTCTATATCCACTAAAATCTGGAAGATCATTTGCAGTAAATTCATATTCCAGATACTGACCTTTCTCACTTGCAGGAACTCTAACATCAGGTCTTCCATCATTTAATGCTGCATTTACAACTCTCAAGGATCCTTCCGAAGTTGATTGTAAATTATTATATCCTGGGAATAATTCAAATTGCTGTTCAATTCCTACAGAATCTTCTCTAACTAAACTATAAAGAACTCTAATATCTGCTGGATCGGGTCTGTAAGCAGTCAATATAACTTTGAGAGAATCTGCTGGTTGTGCAAGAGACACTGCATTTGAAACATAAACAGATTCGTGAGGATCTGCAGAAATTGAATTTACTCTAGAGTCTCCTGCATAATTTGTTATCGGTTTGTTGATATTGTCGGAAATAAATTCTACCGTAGAGTCATTAATGAATATCATTGGAGAAAGATTTTCATTAGATGTATTTAAAGTCAATGTAGAATTGAAAGATCTTCTTCCAGATACATTGTCAAATGCAGATTGATTTAGTTCATTGACTCTAGAACAAACCATACGAACAGAACTTAAATCGTTTT